CCACCGAGATGAGGCCATGGACCTCACCGAAAAAGTAATAATGCCGTGTTTCGCGGCTCCCTCTCTTTTAACGGTGCGAGGGCAGATTGTAGTCACTAGGCACTTGTTATAGACTTGGTAGTCTGACGAGGCTTAATGGCCCCCTTTCCAAAAGGAGATGTTGCCGGTTTGGATAGAAGGTCGATTGACGAGAACACCGGTAAGAGGGGTTGACGGCTCCTCGACCTTGACGATAGGTTTTTCGTCTTTAGACCCACTAGACTGGGTGCCTGCTAGGTACCGCTGCTTGTAAGCAAGAAACTCCTTAAACTCAGCGATCTGGTCTACCGTGAAAGACCCAGTGAAAGAGCAAGTGTAACGCAGAACATGCTTGCTCTTCTTCTTGGCCATGTGCCGCTTAAGCATAGCTGGGTGGTTAGAAAGAAAGAACACTGAGGAGAAGAGGGAGGATGCGATGTTGGCGACGCTCATGACGACTTCAAGCACGGGGTTGGTGGCGATTAAGGAATCGACCGCCTGGACCAAGAAATCGACTAAGCCCCAGTCATCACTAAGCTTGGTGGACCCTTGGGCGACTGTTGGAGCAGCCATAGTTCCACTGGAGGTGCTGGCACTAGCCACGTCGATGGGAAAGGCTTGAAACTCAGTATCATCAAGGACTTCCACGATGACACTAGAGGTGAAACCGCCTTGTTGAGAAACGTTGTTCGCCATCCCGACCCGCCCGGTGACGATGGCCTCGTCGTAATCGTGGAAAACTACTTGATTGACTCCGCTCACGTTGGCAGAAATTGGGACAAGGGAATAAAACGAATTGGCAGTGGGAGCGGCACTAGAGATGGCCTGTTGGTACATGGTGCCGGTCACAATGTACTCACCCGGAGGAAGACAAAAGAAACCAGAGTTACCGCCTGCTGTCGTGACCAGTCCTTCCCCGTTAGTAGAGGAATTGACGAACAATGGGCTGATCACATTGATACCCGTCCCAGCAGGGACGTAATGGATAGCAGCTGGGATTCCTTGATGATACTCGGACTGATAGCCCGTGTTGTCTGAAGCGGTTTTGGTCCCCAGACTGGGCAACGCCAGTTCACTCAGGGTGTAATTGACGTTACTAGAAGGATTGACCCAACCCGGGGCTGTGAAACTAGTGATGGCAACGGTTTCGCTAGTAGCGTTTTGGTTAAAGGTCTTATTCCGGACGGAGACTGACCACGTCATGTGCAAAGCGCCTGGGTCAGAGGACAAGTTGGCACTCGTGACGCACATGAGGACGAAAGTACCAGCCTGGAAGAAGCGTGGGTCAGAGCCAGAAGCTTGAGTGAAAAGTTCAACTCGACAAGGGTTGGTGCACTTGGCATCTTGCCACATTGCAAAGTCGACACGACCGGTCTGGGTAAAAGCTCTTTTGACGGTGTCTGCTCCAGAGGCCATGGCTAACCAATTAGTGGTCGGGTCAGGGTCGAAGAACATGATGAAATTACCTGCAGTAGTAGTACCGACCGAAGGAACGTAGTCCATGACCATCTTATTAATCTTCCACTTTTCCCAGAGTTGGAGTTGGGTCTGGAGCCATGGGCCCATCTGACCGGGGACGATTGGTGTGGCAAGAACGACTTGGCCTGAAACATAGTTGCCGGCAGGAACATTTTGCCAAAAATCGACGGAGTCAAAGGAGCCAGTCTGTTTGGAAGCCGAACCAGACCTGCCGGAACGACCTCCTCCGGCCTTAGCAACTCCGAAAGCGGGGGCCTGTCTGTTCTTAGGGGGTGGTCGTCCGCGGGCACTCTGCGCGGGTTGACGAGGTCTTTTAGATCGCGCGGCTTCTTTTTTTGCACGTTTGGCAGTTTTCCTAGCTGCTCGGGAATTGGCCAGAGTCATCGGCCCGAAAGTGCCCGCGCCGCCAAATCCCTTGACTCGGACCTCAGCGAAATCGCCAGCTTGAAGGACGTAGTCAGGGGGTACGCACCTACCATTGGCAAAATAGAGAAAACGATTAGGATCGACGATAGCCATCTTGATCTCGAGACGAAAAGTAGAGTAGATACAAAGGCCAGTGGGGACACAGGATGGTCTTCTATTGGGCACGGCAAGAATGGCCGTAGTTTCGTGGATCTCGTCATACAGGCAGTTGGTGAGAGCGAAATTACGCTCAAGCTGGTCCTGAGTTGAGTGGAGCGTTTGCAAGCCACCGCGACCCTTGACTCGAATTTCAGCGTAATCGCCCGATTTCAAGATCTGATCTGATTCGCAGGGCTGTCCGTTGACGAAACAAAGGAGTCGGGTTGGGTCACAGGTCTCAATGTCGAGCTCTCTCTTGAAGGCGGAAAGAAGACAAACGCCAGGGGAGACGCTGAGAGATCGGTGACCTGGCGCTCGGATGAAAGCGCAAGCTGAAAGTTCATGATCCTCGTCGAAACCCAAACGTACTCTTTCGTCACGCATGGCACGGCCACGCAAGAAACGGGCGGGCTGTAGACCTCCTAGTCCCTTCAAATTGACTCGGACGACGGCGTCGCTGGGAATAGTCTGGGAAAGGGCATGTTCGTGTCCGTTGACTGTCCAGATAGACTCACAAAAATCCACGTCGGGGCCGTCGGACAAACCGAGACAAATAACTTCGCGAAGACTGAGCCCCTGGTGCTCAACGACTCGGGTGGAATTGTCAGGTCGGATAACGACATTGCTTTGGCAAGACTCTTTCTCTTCGGAGAAAGTGCGTTCGACGACGAGAGGAGCAGAAGAGAACTCAGGCAAAGTCCTGTTGAAATCTCGGTCAATAAGCATTTTAAGACAGGGGATGTCGTGAATCTCACCCAGTTTGTCAATGGAACTGAGTCTCTCCTCTAAGATCGTTTGCAGCTCTCTTGTCCAGCCGTAGATGCGATCCAAATGGGCCCAGGTAGTGTCGGTTGGCACGCCCGTAAACCCGGGACTAAGTTTCCAAGGTTCGTCGGGAGGCATAACCTCCTGAACACCTTCAGTCAACCTGAGAATGGTCGAAACATAGGCCAACAGCGGGGGCACGGCTGAAGCAGAGTGGACAAAGGACAAAGCAGCTCCTCGAGCGATGGAAGAGGCATTTTCCTCTGTAGCATTGACCGAGTAGGCCAGTTTAGCGATGGTTCGTCCAGCCATGGGGACATAAACGGGTCCGATTGAACTTTCTGTCCAACGGCATCCCAAGAACTCGAGGTCTTCCATGTTCGCAACGCTAGAAGAAGTGACCGGAAATCCGACGGTGGCAGCGATGTTTTCAAAGTCATCAAGAGGGTCGAGTGACATCAGCACGCCATCGTCTCCTCCGGCAGAATCGAAGGCTTCTTCGATAGTGGGATCGTGGCCGATACAATCAGAGACGATTTCAAGACGAACGGCGCCAGCCAAGATGGTGTTGCCAACGGTGGTGTGAGGATCACCACTTTGGCGCATGTACGGTCCACGAAAAACGACCCCTTCCCTGGAATAACCATGGATACCTGCTAAATTATACTCGATGAGCTGAAAGGCACCGCGTGGGAGACCATACTCCTTGAAGAGTTTAAGTTCACGAATCCCACAGTCGACTCCCTGACTAGCATCCCATTTAGCCTGATCGACATTCTTCTTATGAGGAAGTTCATGAATAAGTTGAATCTCAGCGATTTCCCTACCGTTGGCGCCAGGTGCGTAATAAGCGGGGGAATTCTTCTTGGGGCCCCTCTGCAGCTGTTTCTTCACGAGACCTGTGAACTCCTTGATGAAAGGAGCGACCATGACGCAGAAGAAGGGGGTGGCTGACATGATCTGGCGAGGGGCCCCATCAGGGTCCTTAAGGACGGTCTCGCGTTTAACGGTTACTTCTCGGGTGGTCCACTGGTGAACGAGATCATGTGGCAATTCCGAGTGGGCAGTATAACCATGATCGTAGAGCCACTGAGCCGCTTCAAGGTTTCTCTTCTTGACGGAGGGCCTGGACCGTGATTTCTCGACCCAGGCCTTGACATGCCTTAGCCAAAGATCGGGATCTCGGGGGATCTCGATGATGAAGGGCCGACCCAGGCTCCTCCTGATCCGACGGAAAACGCGATCAAGGAAGACCTCACGATAAGTTGGGTTGCACCTAGGGGGCTCGGCGAGGGCTCTCTTGGAAAGGGCTGCAATGACGTTCCTCTGATTACTGGCGTAAACGGTGGGTTCGCAGCCACGAATGGGGATGCCTGTAGCAATGGCTGGTAAACTCTTCCTGTCTGCAGCACGATCAACCACAACTGTCTTGATGGAAGACTTAGGGTGGGGAGGAGGTGGGATAGCGGCAGACTCGACGGCAGGGATCTCGGCTTTAGCAGTGGGCAAGTTGCGAAGCATGGAACGACCAACAAGATAACCCGTGGTGATAGCTGCACCAGCAACGAGGATGGGTAGACCGAGTGTGACCGCCCCTAAAGAAGCAGCCATTGCACTACTGGTGGAAACAGCGCCTGCAACGCATGTGCTGGGCAGCGAAAGAGCGATAGCTACTCCAGCAACAGTTTTAGCAATGGACATGGGCCAAGAAGGGCGAACACGACCACAAGCTGAGGCTAGGGTCTTATTACGCAGTTCTGCGCCGATGGTGTATGCGACATAAGGAGCGAAAAGCATCGTCCGAGCCTCGTCGGCGCCACTGACGAACAGAATTTTACGGCACATGTTGCGGCAGTATTGGACTGAGACGAGGTAATTTTCGTAAGTGGTTTCACGGCCAGACCACCACCCTTGAAGGGCTCGTAGAACTCCGATGGGCAGGGAGACGCGAGTGTAATTCTTACCCTCGATCAAATAACCATAATCTAGGACTCCGGGCTGGCCGATTTGGCCATGAGTGTATCCGAGATAATCCGCCAAGGGAACGAAATAAAACTTGGAGGACCCCACTGGGATATCCCTGGTGGCACGATTTTCAATAGGGCCATCGCAAGACATAGCCAGCTCCCGGGGGACGACAGC